CCCATGCTGATTTGAGCCATAGGAGGGGACATTCGTAGAGGTAATTTCATATCTACTTTAGCCCTAAATTTTTCCAATAAAACAGAAAAAGATTCGCCTGTCAATGGATAATCTGGTGTGTCCGGTATTTGAGCCATGTACAACAACATAGTACAGTACTGTTGTCTGTTTAGCTCTACCACGTCCTTGAACACATGATTGGAAGAAAAATCGAAGACACCACGTGGTATCCTCATGTCACGAATTGATGAGATAATCCAATTCTTTGTTAATTTATTTGGTTTGATAAAATCACCCCAACAAAATTCGTTCTTGTCCTCAACTTGACAGACTTCTAACCTTGCTTTATCCCAGGTTATTTCAGTGTCAACATCCCAGACAGGAATTTTAATTGGTGTTTTAGTATCAATATTCTTTGGTCGACCATAAACTAAACAATCAGCAAACTCTTTATCAACAAACCTTGGGTTCAGTCGCATTGTCTTTTGCACAATGGAAACGTGCATTTCTTCGATTTTTAAAAATCGTCTGCAACGTTCGAACCTTGAGTAGGCTATGTCGTTAGAAACAATACCATAAGATAAAGGTAAAACTTGAAAGATGTCACTTAACCACACCTTTTCAGCAATATCACGTTCACCGAAGAAAGCAAGAACATTCCGACCACATGCACCGTCTGTTGTAAGGATTGTTTTATATTCACTAATTTTAGCTGAATATAATCCTGTGTAAACATTCATAAGCATGAAGCCATCATCTTTCCCAACTCTCTCCACGTAAGCACCTTTTCTCATCTTTCGATATTTTGTCTCATGAGCTTCTTTAAGACTTTCCTTCTTTGTCTCCTGCATTATAGTACTCATAGGTAACACAACTTGTTGTCGGGTGTTCCAGACCATATCGTCTGAATTTGTCACCTCTCCATTAACACCATTTAGTTGTGAATTCGAACCCGTACTAGTTAAATCTCTAATGATGATTCGGATACCATCATTCGCTCTCACTACTTCACACCATGCACCCACATGCTTTGTGTAAAGTAAGATCGATTTAGAAATTTCAATAGCCTTACGTTTCAAATTTCGAGTAAAGAAAATGCGGATAAACTGGGGTTTGATTCCGTCGGACATTGATCCTCTCGCTAAAGGTAATCTCGACACATAAAATTTATGACAGCCTAATTCACATTTTGAGAAACCCTTCAATTCTACTAATTCAATAGCGAGCTGTATTGATTCAACAACTCCTTGATAGTATTTATTCAGATTACTTTCAAATATAACTTCGACAGCATAAAAATCATCGGAGTTAGTTTCTTCTCCGTGTGAGCCATTTAGCTGATCATTACTACATCCACAAAAACAAATCAAATCATCCCCTTCTCTAACCATCGTGAAACCCCGCGTTTCACAGGTTTGCTTTAGTACAACAGCACGTTGCAACAAAGTCGGTGATAAAAATATCATCCCCTTCTTCAAGACACAAGGAACGTCTTGGACGGAATCAACCATCAAAACAATGGTATGTCCGCAGCTGCACCTAAAATTAAGCATTGCAGCCTCCAGTTTGACTACAGATGGATCACTGTAGTCACGGTCTGGGAAACCGTAATCAGATTGGTTGTTAATGAGTATTCTTGTTTGTGTTGGATTCTCATTGTTTACCGAACTAGTGTTTAATCCCGGCTGGTTCCGGGCACTAAACGTTTTCACAAATCTCTCCTTCACATCAGAAACCAAATCTGCTATGGTCTCTACCATATCCACAAATTTGTTTCCTCTTCCATCCGACGTAAGTACAACCTCGTTACTTGGTAATTTCGTGTTCATGTTGGTTGTCTTAAAGTGTATCCTTTCATACTGTCCATGACCTCAAAGTTTTAGCCAGATCTTCCCCACACTAAACTGGTTTACTCACATTCTCACACTGTTCCACTCCGTTCGTCAGAACTTCACTATATCTCCCACTCCATATCTCCTCAGACCCATATTGTTGGTGCAAATGCATGCAGCAACAATACTTCGAGAAATAAGTTGGTACCATCGCAGATCGGACGGTATAGCTACGTTCTAATCACACTCTAATGGCTTCAGAGATCCTGCTTTCAAAAGGCTAACTGTCAGAGTTAGCCCTTATGAGAGTGCGCTTTCAGCGTTTGACCCTCACTCATCAGGTTTAACAACCCTTTCATGCTGTCAATGTCCACCCAAATCAGGCGCATGTGGGCTCAGCATAGTCACCACAAGCAAAT